GTTCCGCACGCCTGGGCTTCGACGACCGGGATGCCGAACCCTTCGCCCATCGACGCACCGAGGTAGACGTCGGCCGCAGTGTAGAGGGCGGCCATCGCGTGCTGCGGCAGACCCATCCGGTAGAGGTACTCGTCGCAATACTTGATGCGGTCCTCGTCGATGCCGACCATCGTCGCCAGGGCTTTCAGGTCGATGCCGCCCATCGACGGTGCCTGCACCGAGTGCATGTAGAGCACGGCGTCCGGATGCTTGGCGGCGAACATGCTGAATGCCATGAAGTTCTCGGCGAACGCCTTGCGTGGAGGATGCACGCCTTTGTTGACGGCAGTCATCATCACGACGAACTTGTCGTCGTCGAACCCCATCAAGTCTCGCCCGGTGACTTTCTTGCCGTGGTTGTCGATGACATGATCGGTCGGCTGGAACACCGATTCGATTCCGTGCGGCACGTAGATGTTGCGGATGCCCTGCTGGTCGAGCATCCTCTTGCCGAACTGGCTCATCGCAATCGGCATCACGTTCGGCTTCATGCACCACTTGGCGACGTCAGGCGGCACCGGCTGATGGTCTATCGGCACCCACGACGCGATGTTGGGAACCTTGTCCAGGTTCGGGGCCTTCAGCACCCAGACGTCGAAGAGCGTCATCAGGAGTTTCGGGAGGCTGGAGCCGTTGGTCCAGTCCATCCAGTGTGCGGCGAGGATGTCGTCGCTGTATGGGCTCATCCCTCGCGGGTAGATTTTGATTCCGTTCCACGTCGAGGTCGACGCTTCGAGTCCGTAGATCGAGTGGATTGCGACTTCGTGGCCGTCTTTGATGAGGCGCGTGACTGCTTGCTGGGTTTGTTGCCCGTAGCCCGTTCCCGCCCACGGCGCGTTGGAGTACCAGAGGGCTCTGACTGCGTCCTCGGGTCGACGACTGACTCCTCGTACAAGTGCGCTGCGCCCCGCTGCAAGAGCAGGATCGCCGTCGGTTCGGGCAGCTCCACTGGCACGCCCTTGATGATGACTTTCATTCACGCCTTCCCTCCTTGGGTGTTTGCGTGACGAGTCTAGGCGGGCGGCGACAACCTTGCGTGTATGCCGCCGCCCGCTTCGATTCGTGTTGTGACCGGCTCAGCCGGCCCCGGATCAGCTGTTGGCGTTCTTGTAGAACTTGACGTGGCTGGTCTGGGGCAGGTTGCCGTCCACGCGCATCGTGGCGCGGAAGGTGACGAGGTCCGTGTTGAACGCGTAGTCGTCGCTGCGGTCGAGGCGCAGGCCGCCGGCCATGCGCACGTAGTAGCTCGGGAGGTGTCCGAAGATGACCGACTTCGTCGCCGAAGCGTTGGAGGCCATCGCCGGGTTCTCGAACACCGGGTAGTTCAGGACGCGGTCGTTGCCGTCTGCGAGCGAGGGCTCGAAGATGTAGCGGCCGCCGTTGTCCTTCAGCTTGCGCACGACGCCGAGCGAAGCGGTGTTCATCATCCAGCCGACGCCGGGGAGGCGGCGAGCCGCTCCGTCGAGCGAGTAGGCGAGGGTGACGAGGTCGTCCGCGCTGAACGTCGGGCCCGAGGTCGTGCCGGTGACCGCCGAGGCGGCTGCGGTGACGATGCCGTTGGGCTGGTTGGTGCCGCTGCCGGTGGTCAGGGCCGCGTTGACGGCGTAGCCGATGGCGTTGCCGGTCTGCGTGGCGATGAACGACAGGATGTCGACGCCCGAGTCCTCGATGAGTTCACGGGACAGCTGCAGCAAGAACGAATACTTGTACGCGCCCAGGGTGATGAAGCTGTTGAACGTCGGGTCGGACTCGCTGATCGCGGTGCCTTCACCGGTGATTGCCGCCGTGGACCATCCGGCCTGCGACGGAATCTGGAGGTTCTCGCCGCCGGCGGTGCGCAGCACCGTTGCGACGTCGAGCATCGGACCGACCAAGCGGGCCTGCGCGATGACCTGGTTGAAGAACGAGGTCGGCACGGGTGAGCCGGTCGAGGTCTTGACGACGTCGCGGGTCTCGAAGGTGTAGCCGCGGAGTTCGCCGCGACCCATCGCACGGAGGACTTCCTCGTCGCCCTTGGGCGCGCGGGTCTCCGGGCGGACCTGCGACACGATGTCGCGGGTCGCCGCTTCGATCTTGGCTTCACGCTCGGCATCGGCCTTGAGGGCGTCGATGCGTGCGGCGCGCTCGTTGAGCTCGTCGTTCATCTTCTTGTACGACGACTCTTCCTCTGCGGTGAGGTCGCGCTTGGCTTCGGCAGCCGTGTCGAGAAGGGCCTTGGCCGCTTCCCAGACGCGCTGACGCTGTTCAACTTGTCGCTGGATGTATTCGTTCACTGTGGGTCTCCATAGTGGTGTGTTGGGTACGCAAGGATTTTTTATCGCACCCAGCGAGGCTCCTCAGCTGGCAGTCGCAGCGGCTCCGCTTATCGACCGTGACAACGATACTAGGCGATGTTCTTCAACAGGTCAAGTTGCTTCTGCATCACCGAGACGCGACCCGGGTTGGTCTCGGGTTGCTTGCGCAACTTGGCGACCACGTCGGACAGCAGGGCCGCCTGGTCGTCGTCGAGTTCCGACCCGGCTTCGAGCACGGTGATCGCCGCCGCCAGTTTGTCGGCATCCACCGACGTGCGCGACGCCAGGGCATCGAGGCTGCGGACGCTCGCGCTGGTGGCTTCGTAGGCGGGGAACCCGGTGACGACAGAGACCTCGAACAGGCGCACTTCGTGCAGCTCGCGGGTCGAGCCGTCGTCGGAATACTTGTCGCCGCCGCGGGGCACCGAGAACCCGAACGACATCGAGTCGACGTCGCCGCGTTGCATCAGGATCGACAGGTCGCGGCCGACCGTGGTGGGCGGCAGGTCCGCGTCCACCATCAGGCCGCGCGAATCTTCCTCGAGTCGCAGCGTGCCTGCGCGCGTGGTGGCCAGCAGCATGTTCGAGTCGTGGTTGAGGTACATCCGCACGTTGTTGCGTGAACGCAGCGACTTCTTGAACGCGCCCGGCTTCACCGTCTCGATGAACGGCAACGGTTGCGACGGCGAATCGAACACGGCGGCGTAGCCGCGGAACGACATGTAGTCGGTGTCGTCTTCGGTCGTCGAACGAACCTCGAAGTCTGCGAACTTGACTCTGCGCGTCTCAACTGTGTCGGTCATCAGTTCCTCGAAGATCGTGGATGTCCCTTCGGCAGAAGGTCGTTGTCGGTGATGTACGAGGCATTTGCCGGTCTGCCCCGCTTCAAGAGTACCAAGAAAGCGTTGACTCTTGCCATAGCCCACGCGTTTCTGGTAATGCCAGGACGATGCGAGGTGGAATAGGCACCGGCACCGCGACGGTAGACGGCGCGCAGCATCCCGGTCGTCGCACGTTTCCATGACGGCTCGCCCGAGTCGAGCGAGTCGTTGTGCTCGGTCACTTTGTTGCGAAGACCCGTCTCGATGGCTTCGGTGAGTTCGATGGTGCCCGACCCGGCGGCACCGGAAGCAGAACCTTCGGGGTTCTTCTCCGAGCCTTTGATCTGGTCTTTCTTCGGTGCGGGTGCGTCGGCACGTTCCGCTTTGACGCGCTCGGCCTGACGCTCAAACCACTGCAACGCCTGCTGCGGATTCGTCGGGTCCATGCCCCAGAGGTAGAACGCGACCGCACCAGGGCCTGGGAACTGTTCGTTGTTCGGGTTGCTGTTCTGCACCGCGTCGAGGTCGCCCATGTGGCGTGCTCCCCAGGCAGCTGCGCGCACGACCTTGTCCTCGGTGATTCGCCCGGCCGCCATGTCGCGCGCCTCGCGGATCGTGCGGTCCACCAGCCCGTCACCACCGAGACCTTGCCCGTAGTAGTCGAGTCCTTTGCGTGCGTTGCGCCGGATGTATTGCGGCACGTCGAAGGAGAGCTGCCGCAGGATGTTGGTGCCGCCACCGTAGTAGTCGAGGTCGTACCCGGAGATGTCGCCCGACTCGACGGTCGAGCCAGGATTATCGTTTGGGTTGCGAACTGATACTGGTACCCAAGCGGCGCAGTAGTAGTGCGGCGACACGAGCGCATCCCACCGTTTGCAGTAGTAGTTGTAGAAGAATCCGCAGTTGCCGCAGTTGTGGTTCGCCGGCACGTCGGCAGACGATGCGGGACGGTACGCGTCGGGCAGGTTGGGTGAGATGCGCAGGTCGCGTTCTCCGCCCGGCTCCAGGTCTTCGGCTATCGACACGGCGACCATCTGGTCGATGGCGGCCTGCTTGGTGGTGTGGCAGCCGATGACTTCGCCGTCTTCCTTGATGGTTGCCCAGCCGTCGCAATCGGGCGATGAGTCGGTGATGAAGTACGGCATCAGGGTGTGATGTGAACCCACGAGATGGTGTGACCGGCTTTGGAGGAAATCGCGTAGAACACTTGGCCTGCGTAGCACTGCAAGTCGACGGAGTCGGATTTGAGAATGCCGTGACCTGTCGTCGTGGTGACTGCCGCACCGCCGACGTACACGGTGTCTGTGTTGTCTTGGTTGGTGATGTGCAGGAATCCAGGGTTCGCTTGCGCAAGGTTGATGACCACTGCTGCGGTGCCGACGCTGATTTGACCTTGTGTGATGCCCATGATTTACCTCAGAGCATCAACAATACTT